CACCGTTGGTGTAGCCGCTATTTCTGCTGTAATCACCCAAGCCTGTTACGCTGATCTGAGGATATAAAACCTCACTGGCATTTGCCCCTGCTTTTACCATGTTGCTGTCACTCACCAAATCGGAAGTGACGGACGTCAGTTTATAAACCTCGTCCAATAAATCTGTGTAGTTTTTTGCTAATGCAATATTATTTGACATAAATTAAAACCCCTTTCTTATTTGTTTTCTGTTATAGGCGGCAGCCCCATCACTGACCTCATTTTACTTAAATCTGCGTTATATTCTGCACCGCCTCCGGTACCGCCGGCAAATACAGGATCCTTGCTAGGATCTACATAGTAATTCTTATCCTTGGTCAACGCTTCCAGAATATCGCTATCCCCTTTGCCTTTGTTTGTTTCATCGGATAAGGCTTTCTTAAACTCAGCAAACATGGCATTTTGTGTAAGATCATCCCGCCATTTCTTCTCCCCAACCACACTGTTAAAACGAGTCTGAAGCTCCGTTTCCTGAGCAGCCTGTTTCGTGGCAAGATCAGCAGCTTCTTTGTCAAGCCTCACCTGTTCCTCCAAGTCCTCAAACTTCTTCTTAAAATCATCTCCATTTTTCAAATCATCTTTTAGCTTGATAATATCGCCTTCCAATGTCTTTTTGGCGGTATTGAGAGTGTTAAAATCCTCTCTCGCAACAAAGTTTTTTCCGATACCGCCTGTAATTTTCTTCTCCAGTTCCTCGGCGTTTTCCAATCCTTTCAAAATTCCCTTTAACCAATCCATACACATTCTCCTTTCGTCTCTATCCTTTTTCTCCGGCTAGTCCCGGTATTGAGCCGCCCATTTAGTCCCTGGACTCGGGTAATCTGCATCAAAAAAGAGCCTGTTTAACGTCTGTACTCAAAGACGAGATAAAAAGGGATCACCTCCACGTTAAAAACCGATCGGTAACTTTTTCATTTTGGAATCACCCCCTTAATTCATTATATGAAAAAACCACTCAAACGTTTGTCCGAGTGGTTTAATCTCTATTGTTTTTGCAGTTTTGGCAGATTTCTCTCCAATTTTTTTTAACCTTGTATATGTCAGGAAGGTTGCTTTCTTTAAACATACCATTGGCTATATCAGAATTTTCAACACAATCGATATCTTGAATTTCCTTATCTACCAGAGGACACATTATTTTACTCATATTTTTTCTACCCCCTTTATGAAAGCTAGCATATTTTCGTCATATTGCTCTCTTTTATATGCAGTCTTTATTATTTCGTTTTTAACATCAACATAAGTCGAACCCTCAGAACCAACATAACAAATAAATTGTCCTTTCCAGCGAGTTAAAGCAACTGCCGAATTATTTATAAACCTTTCAGCCTCTTCCCTTGTTACATTATGCGCACGCTCTGTATTAATATGTTCAGCATCAAACTTAAAACCTGTCGTATCTGTAATTCTATAATCTAAGCTAACCTCGCCTTTAATTTTATTTGCTTTTGCTAGCTTTATTATATCATCTTTTCTACTGCTTGCAATACGGCTTTCAATGACTTTCCTATTTTCCCAACTTGTTTTTAGCGCTTCGCTTTTCCCATAACCGCCAATCTGAGATCTATTGGTTTGCCTTTTAAGCCCCGTCTGATTTAAGAAGTCCTTTTCCCTCTCTTGCCAGCTTTTTATTTTTGCTGACGCTTCATCCGTGGAATCTCCTGCAGCCCGTAAAGCAGATTGTTCTCTTTTCCACCGACGTATATTGCGCTCAATATTTCGCTGTTCCCCAAGAACCTCATATTCAGTCATTTTCCGGCCATTATATGTATAATTTTTATCCTGGTATTCCGTAAGCTGCTCTTTGGTATATGTCCTGGATGAACCTTCAAAGTAAGGCGAAAAGCTATGAGAGCAGTTCCATCCGCCTAGCCCCTCCCCTTTGCCGTATCCCGTAGATTGTACAAAATCCGGATATTTCTTTGACTTGTCCGAACGACTAAATATTTCCCCTTGCCACTTAGCATGGGAAGGTCTGGCGCCGGCATGGGCTGACGTTTCCACCAGATCACAGCCCATTTCATCGGCACGAGCTTCCTGCATCTTCAGCGCCGTTTGATTTATCCCTGTTATTGTTGCCCGCCTTACCGCAGTCTCCAGATTATCAATTTTTCCTGACGAATATTGAACCGCACCCACACCCTGCTTGCTTAACTCCTTGACTGCGCTTCTTACTGCTGAATTATAATCCATACCGCCAAGAGCAATTTGCATATATGCCCTGTTTAAAGCGTTCTCAAACTGTTTTGTTGCCGTCTTCGCCGTAGTTAAGGTCAAATTATCAAAAAGTTTTTGCGTTCTCTTGTATCCTGATTGCAACACCTTTTGTAAGGGCTTTGACGCTCTCACGGGACCGGGATTTAAACCATTTCGTTTGTACACTGCATCGTCAGATTTTAACGCAACCTCTGCCGCCTCTTCCATTAGAGCAGTCAGTTCTTTATGTGATTTTCCAGTTAAGCCTTTCAAGTGGGAGATAATTTCCTCCCGAACCATTCCCATTTCTTCAAGCATTTTTGCTTGATGCTCTGCGGCGGGTATCCAATAATCATAGGTGCTAATGCGCCTCGCCATATCTGTAAGAATATCCATTTCAGCCTGAGAATACAGCTCCACCATGGATGCAGGAACCTTTAATAAATATTCTGGTTTCAACATGGGTTATCACTCCTCAAACATAGAAACATCTTCGCTTTTCGGGATATATTGCTTTGCCTCGTCTTCAGTAATACCAAAATACCAGGCAAGGAATAACTCAGGTTTTAAATACCCACTGTCTACCAGGGCCTTTCTCTGTGCATATTCCACAGCGGTATCCGTTAGTACTCCATCACCCCAAGTGAATCCAATTTCATATTCTCCATCAGGTGTTAATTTATAAAGTCTGGCATAGAAATCCATAGCCCATACAAGCTGTTCTAATGCGGATTGTAGGGCTTTTCGAATATCACTCACAGCAGAATAACTGCGCTGCTTACTCATTTTGATTTCTTCCGCCGTCTTTTCCTGATTCTGTGGATCTGAAAGGGTACCGTAGGATAAATAGCAATTGAATTCAATACGGCGTAATAGCTGATTTAATCCGTTAAACAAAGCGGAATCTCTAATTTGGGGATTAAATACGGAATATAAGTCTTTTCCGTTTCCAGATTCAATGCCTAGCTCACGAAATAAGCGTTTTCTCCGTTCCGGCAGCTTGCTTCCCATAATTGCCCCCATAGATGCATCAATAGCAAGCTCACCACCTTCATATTCCCATAAGATACGGCTATATTGCTTATCAGCCTGCTCAATCAAGGATACCGCCCGACTGTAAGCAGATACACCCAATGGAGATCCATCATCGATCTGGTTCGCAAAAGGCATCTTGAAATAAGCAAATAGAGGACGGGTGGGCACAGATCCGTCTGCAAATTTAAGCACCATTTCGGGCGTAAGATCTTTCCACTCATCCACTATTGCAAGTGATGTTCTCACACCCAGCTCACTTTCTGCATGAGAAGCATACACAAGATTTTTTATCACATAGCCACTGTCTGTGATTTGGTGATGCTCCATCCTGGTATAAAATAGCTTACCTTTCTGCAGCCGTTCCACAAATACAGCCCCCGTGACCTCACCGCGACTGTTGAAAGCTGTGGGTAAAAATCTCCCTGCATGAACGTAGTCCACAACAATACGCCCGTTATCCACATAAGGCTTGAATACTAAGCCGCCTGTAGCAATTGCATATTCCGTCTTTTCCCGAAGCTTTTTCAATACCTCTTTGTAATCTTCCTGAAGGAATTTCGCCCTGGCATCGCCGGAAATACTGCTCTCAAATTCCACAGTAACCAGTCTGGCCAACTCCCCTGTAATAGAAGCAGGAAGCCCTAAGCTCTGGGTATTTTTATCCTCCCAAGGCGGGTTCCCTTGGAAAAGCTTCCACCATAGGTCAATTCCGTTTTGCATTTCGGAACTAATTGCTACATCTGCCCCGATTGCTGTTTTTATCGTGTTCGGAGGAAACAGCATACTTATCACACTCCTTACCCAAGTAATAAATTTTCCAAACATTTTTACGCCCCCCTTCTTTTCCAAACTTCCTCCATGGCGTATCGAACGGCATCAATGTGATGATTGTTTTTGTCGGGGTATCCCTGGAGTGGATTTCCTTCCTTGTCCCGTTCATATTCATAGTGCATGAATTCTTTTGTGGTATCAGGGCACCGCACAGGGTCAATCACAATTGCCGTAAGGGCTTGCAGCCATTTTGTAGAATAATCCACGCTGCCCGGTCCCTTGATTTATTCTCCGCAGAGTCCGCTGTAATTTTATCCTCAAAAGTAATTCCTTTTTTCAGCAGCTCATCGGCAGTAGCCCTATTGCTTGTTTTTACACGGGTGAGCTCATCAAAAATATAGAGTATCCGTCTGGCCGCATCATAGTACATGCGGTTGAAAGCCCATGGGTCAGGAAACCAACCCCAGTCAACACCGTTATATATGCGTTCAAAGGTTTCGATTTCACTTTTTGCAATTTCCCGAATTCTTAAATTCTCAAAGACTGCACCGCCTGTGCCTGTGACCTCACCCAAATACTCATGACGATAAGCACGTTCATTAGAATCTTTTAAATGTTCGGCCTCAATAAAAAACTGCTCCCCAAGCCACGCTTTTGGAACAGTCTCATAGGTGCTATGATGCACCAGTCTATCATCATTTTGTTTTAGAACTTCATTGTTCACCCAGTTACGGACAGACTTTGGCGGGTTATAGGTATAGAACACAAAGAAAGAATCCCCACCACGCATCAAGGATTGATTAATGGTTCTGACTTCCTCCATGCCTGTGAATTCGTCCAATTCCTCATACCAGATATATTTGCAATAACCGTGACGAAACTTTGTGGACTTAATTTTCTTTGGCTTGTCAGCACCTCGGAAAAGTATCTTTTGCCCTGTAGGGTTATAAATCAGCTCCAATGGGCTTAATTTTGCCGTCCATAAATGAGAAACCTTTAACGCCTCAATGGCCCATAGGAGCTGCTCATACACGCTATCTTTGAGGTTTAACCCAACTTTACGCAGAGCTACGCAATTGGCTTTTGGATCCTTCATAACTCCCAAAATAATTTCAACAGACGCAAAAGAAGATTTCGTGGATCCACGGCCACCGTTTAACCAATAATGGGTATACTTTTGCAGTTTTAAATATTGATGTACCTCATAGAAAGAAGGTGCAATCACGCTATCAAGCTTTATCATCGCTATTACCTCCGGGAATATTGTCAAGAATCTGTACGACTGCGCTGCCTTCAACCTTGAGCTTATCTGTGAAGATACCCAAGTGTTTTCCTAACAGCTCAAGACTAGCTTTTTTATCATAAAGTTTCGTCTCTTTTTCAACAGTTTCCCCCGTATCAAAATACGATGTTTTTACTTTTACCGACTGCACACAA